CATTTGGAATGAAAATACTATCAAACGCTCCTTCAACTATATAAACAGGTTCGTCCCAATTAATTAAACTTTCATTGAAAATAATAACCTCCTTTTGTACCACGGGATTCATATATTTTCTATTCGTTTTATTTAAGAAAGAACGGGCAATAAAATAATTCAATCTTCTGTTTTCATCATATGAAGGAATGATAATTCTATTTTCATAAGGTCCTGTTGCACAAAATCCAATATTATAAAGTTGTAACATCAAATCTGTTACATTTCTTTTTTTGATGTAATTGATTGCCTGCTTATATCCTGGTGTTAATTTCATTCCAAAACTTGCATCTTTAAATGAAATAAATTCTCTTGGTAATTTAACTGGTTTGTATTCTTTTTTATTCCCATCTTCATCTTCTTCTGGTTTTAAAAGAATATATTTTTTAAGTTGTTTGGGGTTACCAAACTTCTTAATTAACTTATATATTGAACCGTGTGTTTCGTGTGATTCGGCACATACCCAACATTTATAAACACCGTATTTGTAATTGATTTCCAAATTACCTTTACCGTCACCTTTTTCTAACCCTTTGATTTCATGAGAACACACGGGACAGTCAAAAGAGACTTGGTATCTATAATCATTATGATTCTTATAGTTACCAAATATATCTTCCAAAATTTCAAATACTGCGGAATAATCTACTTCTTGGGTGTTCATGTTGTATATTATAACAAAAAAATCTTATAAAAAAAAATGGGAGCCGAACACCACCTCGACTCCCTCCAACCAAACGAGTCTTTTAACTCTCGTCCCGTTCTATTATTAAATATATCATTGCTAAATTGTAATATAAAATATAAGTTGCCGAATATTATTTATCCAATTGTTTTATCATATTGAAGTGACCAATGACAGCTGTTGCTGCGTCGCTCATATCAAAGTTTTCTTTTTTCAATTTACCATTCTTATCATACAACCATTGAACATCAGGACACACATCATTAACATGATCCCAAATAACTTGTTTCTTATCAATGTCTTTTGGATAACCACCAAATAATACATTACGTCCCTTTTCATTTGGACCTACTAAATCGGGAAACGCATATTTTCTTGCGTTATATGTTGAGATGAATGTTGGAACAATTTCAAAAATATCATAAATCAATTTACATATCATTGTATTATATCTCAATAATGTACCTACTGTATAAACGTTATTTGAGTTTAATAAAGGTTCCTCAATGATGACACGAGTAATACCCATATCTTTATATCCTTCCAAATGTCTTTGAAATGTATTGGCCTTCATCATAAGTTCTTCCAACTTATCTTCAGGTTGTGGTTTAATTTTTGGGGAAAAATGTGTTAGTTCCAATAATTTAGAACCTGAAATATCAAACAAAGCAAACCCTATGGTTTTTGTACTAATATCAAGTCCCAGTATCTTTGGCTTATTCTTAAATTTTACATCTATACTCATAATTCTAATATAATGTAATTTAAAATAAATGTAAATCGTTAGAAATCAATTTTAACTTGGATTACCTGACTACCACTTCTTGTTACTGGTGACGATAATTTACCCATTGCTAATGTTTCTTTATTAGAATTAAGTAAAGCCACTTCTGTTATTTTAGATGTACCTGTAAATGTTGGGTTTTGGGATGTTGTGAATTTACCATCGGGTAGATTTAAATTAAAGACCATTTCTTCAATATCACTTGACCTTACCAATGCAACCGTGCCTGTAATAGTTCCACCAGACAACGCTCTATCTACACCAAAACCTGATAATGAAGATGAATAATTTCCTACTGCAATGGCTTCGGTGATTTTGGTTTGGTTGATTGTAAATGTAAATCCGGTTTTTAAATCATTGATTGCGCTTAAGTCACTTGTGTAATCCCTAATTTTCCAATTATTTGGTGTTGGTTGAACTCCGTTATCTGTTAATTGATGTAATATATGAAATTGAGTTGCAGTATAACCATTATTTAAATGTTTAAATCCACCACTACTAAATTTAACAGTAACATTTTCATCATTTGTTGACCCTGTAACTTTCATAAAATAATTACAAGGTAAATCATCAGATACTGTACCTCCACTAAATTTATACGTAACCCACATAGTTTTACCTGTTGTTGTTAATCCAGTAATTGGGTAATTAGTTGTTACTAAAGTATCCACTTTTGGTGCTGTTAATGTATAATTTCTCGTTGATCCTGTGTCTAATGCTGCAACAATTTCCTCATCATCAAATACTACAAGTTTTTGATTGTGAAATATTTTACCAACCGTATTACCAGCATAATCTACTAAATCTCTATATGGTAATTCATATCTTGAGTTGTAATTAGATACCATTTTTTTATCAACGGTTCCCATAGTAAATGTTGCTCCCGATGTTGCTCCCGTTAATCTGTGATACATAATTGAGGTCAATGTCACATTAAACGATGTTTGACCCGATGTATTATCAATACAGATGTAATCATCATATTTAAAGAACCTATAAGGGTCTCCAGTGGTTCCGCTCTGTGTATAATGTAATATTGCAATTGCTTTTTGTTCTTCAGGTGAAATGATTACCGGAGTTCCAGTAGTGTCATATATTGTTGTTCCTGTATTATATGTTTGTCCTGAAGATGATGAATAACCTAATAAATTTTTAACCCCAACATACGCATTAGATGTATATATATTTGATAATCCAATCGGATTTTTATCCCAAACCGTACTTAATGTCCAATCACTATTTGCTGTGACCAAATTCCTACATATTGTGGTATTTGAACTATCTACCGGTATTCCAAAAAATGTACTTCCACTTGTATACCAAATTGGGTATTTTACATGACTATCTTTGTCAAATGGTGATAATATATTTTGAGTTGTTCCTGTATTATAATTGTATTCAGAATCCCCCACAGCAAAGTAACTTACCACAAAATTACCTTTTGCAATAGAGTTTCTACCCTTTTGTGTTAATCTTGCTGCGACCGTTGCTGAATATCCTGTATTTAAAAAGCTCATATGTTATAAATATTTATATTATTATTCTATTTCTTCACAATTAAATGTTACACTATCATAAGTTGTGCTACCTGTAATAGGTATACCATATCTTGGTTTTCTATAATCGTATTTTGACCTATTAAAAATGTTATTTCCAATTAAGTTTCCACCTGTCCATAATGTAGTTGATGGAACAAATTGTTCTACAACTTTTAACCATGACGGACTCATTTTGTTTATAAACTCATTAACCGATGTGAAGTTATATGGGGTGAATCCGGTGTTAGTGGAATAATCATAAAAAACATTTGTTAATCCACTGTATGATTTACTAAATTTAATACTATTTGAATTTGTTATTACTTTACTTAAAGAGGATATTAAAAACTCTTCAAATGTTACTCCTGTTTGAGGTGTTAAATTACCAAATGTTTTACTATTATTTCTTGATCTTCTATAGACGTCATAATCAATAGTTTGTGACGGTGATAGATATATGTTAATATTTTTTCTATTAAGAATTAATTTAGATGAGTCATCGTCAGTAACAACAGATGCCTTTTTATTATCTATTGAACCTTTAATGTTAAACCCATAGTCTAATCCTGGTAGTGTTCTAAAATTATCAAAATATTCTTCTCCGTATGTATAATCTTTTGATTTTGTTTTAATGGTTTTAGTTCTACCTGTTAATTGAAAAACTCCATTGACAAATGATCCACTAGATAAATCCGTATCAATAATTGTACTAGACCTATGTTCTAAAGTTAAATCATTCCATCCTGAACCTTTTTGGAAAAATATGTCTGAAGATAAATTTGTTGTTTTTCTTGGTAATCCATTTTCATCAATTGGATATTCATCTCTACTTAATGTTGATGAACTTGTAACTGAACCAGTTGCAAACGTATATCCACTTGTTAATCCTGTTGTTCCTCCACTATAATATGTAAAAATACTTCCCGTAACTGCAGTTGTTCCTGTAATAACAGTATCAACTTTTGTTCCTTGAATTACATCATATAAATCGGTTTCTAAATTAGGATTGTTTGGTAATTTTGTTACATTGTATACGTGTTCCTCAATTTTAATCATTGGTTCAGGTGCACCTAAGAATTTTAAGAAAAATTCTATAGATACTCTAGTTCCTTTAGATTTATATAGATGAGTAAGGTTAACTAATAATCTTCTATAAAATTCATACTCCGCCTCTATTAATGTCTTACCAACTAATAAACCATCAAATACACTATTTTGTCTAGTGTATAATGTATCCTCTAATGTTTTTTCATCAAATAGATTTGTAGTTGTAAGTCCTAGTGTTTGTGAAAGATTTTTCAATAACACATCGGGAACATTATTTATTCCATCATAACTTACATTACGCATGTAAGCAATATTGTCTATATATTTTTTTACTCTATCAAATGACTGACCGTATAATTGAAATATTGATTGTGCTTTTTGGTCATCCGTATCAAACTCAAATAATTGTGGTGCGGTTAAAAATCTTATAATTAAATTAGATTTGTAATCATCAATCTCATCACCTAAACTACTTAATTGACTAATGTAATCTGCATAATCAATACCAACAATTTGTAAATTCCAACCATCTTTTGTTGTTGGCCAATTAACATATACATTAACGATTTCAGTTTTAGTTTCATCTAAACTATCTTTCGGTACTTTAAAACTTGCTTGATATTTTGGATTAGTTTCTCTATTTAATAAAAGAGTTTCTAATTCATCTAACCCACTAAAAAATTCTTCGGTAATTCCATCATTTGGTCTTATTAAAACACTATCGTTTATTGTTGAACCTGTGAATGGTTTTCCTTTAACTTTTAATTTAATTAAATTTAATGCGTTAGGTTCGGTATATGAAACAATATCATATGTTAGATTATTATAAACTAAAACATATTTTGTATATGAAGAATAAAAATTTCTTATTGTGTTATCAGTTGTCGGTAAAGTATTACTTAATGGTTTAATAAGTGTAATATCAAACGGATTAAATAAAATTGATTTCTGAATATAAAAATCAGTTGTCTTTGCGCTTTCACTATATGTTATTCCTGATAATGTGACGTCAACACTTTTAATGGGACTATCTTTATCAACTAATATTGCGGCAGGAAAGTTTGTAATAATATCTGATATTGATACTTGTAATCTTTGTTTTAATGAACCATATAAAGATTTACCAGCATCATTAATTCCACCTTTAAATTTAATTTTTTCTTTTTTCTTTGCTCTACCATTTTGTGTGGTTGCGGCACTTAATTCTTCCTTTAAATCTTTCAATGTTAAGAAATCAGAAAAAGGTTGTGATTTAAAATCCTTACTATCTTTTTCAGGAATGACTCTATTAATATCAAAGTTCGTATTAGTCAGTTGACTAGTACCATCAGTAATCTGTGTGCCGACTAATTTATCACTAAATGTTTCTACACCACTAGCAGCTTCACTTGGAACTTTATATCTTACTTTAGCCATTATCCTGTTATGTTATCTAAATTTAATGTTTCATCAATACTTGTTCTTTCTTCACGAACTTCATATAATGTCTCGTTAAATTGGTCTTTAATTTCATAAAGATTGTATTGTTTATAGATATTCTTATCCTTATCGTAGATAGTGTAAATACCTGGAGCAATTGCCTTAGTTTGGTCACCGTAAAGTGCGTGTGCCAATGTTGATGCGTCATGTTCAACCATTTCAATTTCAACCGTTGTTGGGTTGAAGAATGTATTTGTTAAAATAATAGTTTGACCTGGTTCACCGATAAATGGAACCACATTTGGTCTACTTGATGGTGATGAACTTGGTGTTACTGTTAAAAATATAAAGTTAGATTGGGAATCGGTATATTGATACCTAATCGCCTTATCTGTTGAGTTTGATAAATTTGCAGTAGTTGGTACACAATAAAAAGATGAAGTTACCAATCTATAAAAGTTTGGAACTTTTTGGTAATTGGTCTTATTAATATATTCAATTCTATATCCAACTAATCCTTGTGGTGTGAATTTTCCTTGGTCGTCAACCGGTACATTACCAATGTCAATGACTAAACCTCTAACTGATGGAAGTGACGCTAAAACTCCACAATCCATAATATTTGTTCTAACTTGTTTAGGACGTAAATGTAATGTGTAAATTCCCAAATCAGAGAATTGACCCGCTTGTAATTTCAGATTATATAAACCACCTAAAATTTCTTTATTTGCAACACCACCTGTATTTTCATTATGAAATACCGGTGTTAATATTGCTGTGGAATCTAATTTTGTTAATGTTGGTGTAACGTTCGCAGTTCTACCCGAAACGTAATGATATAATATCTCTACGTCTGCTGGTGATACGTCTGCGGGTCTTACAATACCATATGATCCTACTGCCATTTTCTTTTATTAATAAATATAAATCTTATTGTTTTCTAACTTTAAAATACCCATTTCCATATATACTCAATTCACCCATACTATCAATTTCACTTAACCTGAAGTTCCTTTCCATAACTCCCAATTTACCTCGTTCCACAAAAATGTCAGAATAAACGGTTGGTTGTTCTACAAACCCCAAAAAATGCTCGTTTCTTGTCAGGGTATAGTTAATCACTTCCTCCTTGGTAAACCCTGTAGTGCTACCTGTAATCATGGTGTACCCGTCAGAATAATCTCTATATTGTAAACTTGTGGAACCAGTGGTATTATGTGTATAATTAAATGTATAACCCGTCCAAGTTGTTCCTCCTGTTATTGATCCACTTGTTAATGTTTGTGTATATCCTGTTGCTCCGTATTTTTTTAATTCGGATAACTTACTACCTCCAATACCTAAATAAGTAAAACCTGTTGTGGTATATCCCGTTGTTGGGGTATATTCATAATCGTTTAAATAATTTTGTATTACTACAGATTGTGTTTCACCCGACATTGGGTAAGACGGAACATAAAAAGACATACTTCCAAATAAATCTGACATATAAATTATTTACACCTATAAATATCTTTATTAGGTTTTAGGTAATATAAAGATTAATTTAATGTAAATAAAGGGATAGATTAAAGTGAAGTTGGTACATAATAATAATTAAAATTAACATAATATCCTGAAGGATTGTATGTTAACCTCATAACACCATGTATACTACTATTTAGTGCACTTAAACTTGTATTTGCCGACCCAAATAATGAAAATACTTTACCCGATTTTGTTACAGAAAAACTACTAAATGGTCCATATGTATATGCACCTCCAACTACTAAACCAGTGGAAACGGTGGTTCCACTTAAATAACTCAAAGTAAAATCGGCCGCGTCTAAATAAGATAATGTTGTGAGTTGTGCAACTTGATGTGAGCCGGGAGATAAAGTGCCGGCACCCATACCAGTGGTGGCAAAGCTATCTTCCGCCCCTGATGGATAATCTTCAGTTAATGTTCCTGAATTGGGGGTGTATACCGTTAATGCTGCACTTGTGATATCTTGTGTTGTAGTTGTACTACATGAAGTTGTACTGGTTAATTTAACATAGTTATCTAAACCTGTTATGCCTGTAATCCCATAATATGGTGATACGGCTAATGAACCTCCATTTACCGCCGATGTTGCTGTTCTTGTTAAACCCGTAATGATAGTTCTATTATAAACTGCGACGTCGGTTGCAACGTCCCATGAATATATATCGACAGTAAAGTTATTTGGTACTGATGATCCCCCTGTTAATTGTAAACTAACTTGAGATGTTCCGATTATTGGTCCTGCTGGCATTTTTTAAATTTTAATTTCTTTTATTATAAATATCGTCATTTTTTTTATTTTTTAACAAAGTGATTTAACTCCTCCAACAACACCTGACGATACATTGTATATATTTGTAGAGGTAGAATCATAAATTGTGTTAAATGTATAAATGGTACCACTACCATCGGTATATAATACCATTCCAGTACTTAACATACCACCATTTGCAACAAAATTACTATAGTCAATTGAACCTAAGTAAATTCTACTAAATGGCGATTGTGGTGTACACGTTAAGTTATTACCAAGTTTAAATGTTCCTGGAAACGTTTGGAAATATCCACAAGTTTTAACCGACGTATTAGAATGTATTACACAATTATTTGCGTCCGTACATTGAACCCAAAGACTAGTTGCTGCACAAGGTACATTTGTAAAATAATATGTTGTATTATTAGCGACAGAAGTGCCACTTTGTATTAATGTATCAGTTGAGTAGTCGCTATATGGTGTAGATGTATCTTGATACAATTTAAGAGTTTTAAGTCCTGTTCCTCCTGAAACTACCACAGCGATTTGACCATCTCCTGTTCCGGTATCATAACTATATACTGAAATATTACATACTTGTGCTGTTGGTTGTGTGATTGTTTGTGCGTAAGATTGTTTACAACCATTACTATCTTTAATATATACATCATAAGAACCTTGAGTTAATGTGTAGAATATTTTTGGTAATGCAAAATATGTAACGTCATCTGTTGATCCACTATATCCACTACCTGTTCCACCCGTACCAGATGTTACTGCAATTTGTCCGTCAGCTCCACCATTACAACTTACATTTGTAACCGTTATTGTTGCATTTGGTGCTGTTCTTACTAAACTTCCAACTGAAACTGATGCAACAGTTCCAGTTCTATTTGTATTTCTAACATAACCATTATATGTACCACCCGCTAATGAACTAAATGTTGCACTTGCTTGGTATGTTGTACCATCTTTGGAATATTCATATGACGCACCATTACCACCACTCGCACTTAATGTAAATGATGCATCACTAACATTATAGCATGATTGTAATGTACTTGAACTTACCGATACCGTTAATGCCGGTAACGATGTAGTTGGTGTCGGTGTAGGTGTCTGAGTTCTTGTTGGTGTTAAACTTATTGTTGGTGTTAAACTTATTGTTGGTGTTAAACTTATTGTTGGAGTTAAACTAATTGTTGGGGTTAAACTTATTGTCGGCGTTAAACTAATTGTTGGTGTAGGGGTTGGTGTTCCTGTTGGTGTACCAGTTGGTGTTCCTGTTGGTGTACCAGTTGGTGTTGGAGTTGGTGTTGGAGTTTTTGTTGGTGTTCCTGTTGGTGTTGGGGTTGGACTTAATACAACAATGCTGACACCGAACGAACAATTGACTGTCGGCGTTGGTGTTGGGGTACCAGTTGGTGTTCCTGTTGGTGTAGGTGTCTGAGTTCTTGTTGGTGTTAAACTTATTGTTGGTGTTAAACTTATTGTTGGAGTTAAACTAATTGTTGGCGTTAAGCTAATTGTTGGGGTTAAACTTATTGTCGGCGTTAAACTAATTGTTGGTGTAGGGGTTGGTGTTCCTGTTGGTGTAGGGGTTGGGGTTGGTGATAATACGACCACACTAACGCCGAATGAACAATTTACTGTTGGTGTTGGAGTTGGTGTTCCAGTTGGTGTACCAGTTGGTGTACCAGTTGGTGTACCAGTTGGTGTTCCAGTTGGTGTAACACTAATAGTTGGAGTAACACTAATTGTCGGTGTAACACTAATTGTTGGTGTTGGTGTTGGTGTTCCTGTTGGAGTACCTGTTGGAGTAGGGGTTGGGGTTGGGCTTAATACCACTATACTCACTCCGAACGAACAGTTTATTGTTGGTGTAGGAGTTGGTGTAGGAGTTGGCGTTCCTGTTGGTGTCCCTGTTGGAGTACCTGTTGGAGTTCCTGTTGGTGTTAAACTTATTGTAGGTGTTAAACTTATTGTTGGTGTAGGAGTTGGGGTACCAGTTGGTGTAGGAGTAGGTGTTGGACTTAATACAACAACACTAACACCGAATGAACAGTTTACTGTTGGTGTAGGAGTTGGTGTTCCTGTTCCTGTTGGTGTTAAAGTTATTGTCGGAGTAGGTGTTGGGGTTCCTGTTCCTGTTGGAGTAGGGGTTGGAGTTAATATTACAATGCTAACACCGAATGAACAGTTTACTGTTGGTGTAGGAGTTGGTGTTCCTGTTTGTGTTGGGGTTAAACTTATTGTTGGGGTTGGAGTTGGAGTTGGTACGACATAACAAACTCCTGTTTCTAAAATTCTAATATTTGCGGGTGGATAATACGTTTCAGTATCTACAACAGGAACTAATGATTGATATTGAATTGGGTCTGTAATTTCATATATAGCCTCAGAGACATAAATAACTTCAGTTATAAAACCATTATTAATCGTATTAAATCTATTGTATTGTACATAACCATATGAATCGACAATATATGTTGTTCCCGTATAATACGGACAAGTAGTTACACCTGTACTTTGTGTAAATCCACTTTGAATAAAAGTTATTTTATCAAATGGGTTTTCAGATTCATAACTTGTTATGTTGTATGACGTTAGTGTGCCTCCTGTTTGAGGAATATTTAAATATAAAAACTGATTCGTTTCATCTGAATCAATTGTTATTCTTTCAGATGAAAGTAAACTCGTTGACCCTGTAAAAATATTAACATTAAAAGTAACACCAACATATGATGGTACAGTGTTACCACTAATATCGGTTAAATAAAAATTAATACCGTTATCATCATTATCGAGGTCACTAATTTCTTCCGCATTAATTAAAATCGTAAAAGGATTACGATATGTGAAAATTAAACTATTAAATGGATAAATTGCTTTATATTTTCCATCATCTGCCACATTATAAGTTAAACCCGTTAAATTATCGTCATAAAAATAAAGTTCGGTGGGTGCTGCCAATGAATTTGTAAAACCTTTATTAACTGTGACACCTGTTGTTGTTCCAGAGTAAAATGTATTTGTATTCCAATTTGTTATTAAACTATCTTGATTATTAGTATAATTCAAATTTATTAATTCATGATTCGTAGAACCTATATACCATTCACTTGTATAATCTAAAAGTGTATTTATAGTTGCACCTGTTCCAGTTGTTACCGATGTGACATAATTTTCATTACTGTTTTGCCATGTAAGTATATCTGTAACAACACCATTTACTGTTTTATATATGGTTCTATATGGTGAAGTACCTACCAATGAATAATAACCATTTAATACTGTGGACTTACCATTATAATCATAATATAATTTTTTACCAATTGTAATTCCATTTTCATCCGAATTATCATAATTCAAAATAAAAACATTTGGTATGTTTTCATTTTTAATTTCGTGTGTGAAATTTAATTGTACGTCAACAATTCCTGGTTTTTCTTCATATGATGATAAACTAATTGTATTACCTGTTAATGAAGAAAGAAAACCTGCGGCCTTACTATCCGCATCTTCTTGTGAAATTGTTGAAACAGAATGTCCCGAAGGTAAAGAATACACAACAGGTATTGGGTTGTTTAAATCACCGATATTTGAAGTTTCCGCCGATACAGTTATTGATAATGAATTACTTGAATATAATGTTGGGTTTGTATTAAATTTAACAGGATAACCTGAAACATAACTTAAAAAAAATAAACTATGAAAATCTGTAATATAATTTATTTTACTTGTATTAATAACATCAAATGAATTTGTTCTTATACCATCATTTGTAGAATATGATAATGTTTTTGTAGTTGGTTTACCATTATTTGAATTTGATGGAATATTGTAAAAATATGCACCGTCATTATATATACCCGTACTCCATGTTGTTAAAGTACTTGTTTTATAAATTGTTGTTCCAGTTGTTAGATATGGTGTTGTTGCATATCTAGTGTAAAAATATGTGAACTTTTCTTTAATTGTTATATTTTGTGTTTTTAATGCATCCACAATAAACTTTACCGCTAAATAAGCAAAAGCGAGTACCAATAATCCAGGTACAGTTAAAAAAAATGATGCAAAAAGTGACAATCCCTCTGCCACAGGAAGATAACCTGCACAAGCAAGAAGTAAACTTGATACGGCAGCACCCATAAAACCAGCTTCAACTCTTTTATCATCTTTTAATAAATTAATTAAATCTGGTACGTTTGTACCACCTATGTAACTTGCAGATAATTTCATTAACATATGTTGATATCCAGTTAATGGTTTAGCTGTAGAATTTGAAAAATTCCAAGTAGTGAAGAATGTATCATTAGAATTAGACTCAGTAAATCCTGAGGTATAACCTAAATAATATTTGTAAACTGAAGGTTGATAATAATCTGATGTTGATAATATTTTACGTACTAAACCAATACCGTTCATTGTTGGTTCAATTGATGTAGGTATTAAATTTTCTCCCGATATTAAAACTTCATCACCTCTATTTTTAAGGTTTGTAAAATCTTTAGGTCCTGAAACTATTGGTGATGTTTTTCTAGGTCCAAATGCTTTTTTAGTTATTTTATAATCTGTATGTGTTCCAAAGTTTCTTTGTAATATATTACCTATTTCATAAACTTTGTTTGTGTTAGATGTTCTAATGTTATCGGCATAATAATATGGTAATGCTAAATTTGTTAATAAAACATCATTATAAACGCATGTACCTTTGGTTGAGTAATTATCTGTTGAACCTGACCATGTACTAATATTATTATATGACCATAATTTAGTTACCGCGGTTGGACTATTATATGAATCGTACGCTGAATATGGATGTACTCCCATATCATACCCAAAAATTGTAGTTCCACAACCAACTGAAATTTTAGTTACAACAGAAGAACCATTATATGATTTTGATTGTCCAATTGCAACCCTTATTCTTATTTGACCACTGTTTGTTACCGCGGTTATTCCACGTGTACCAATATTTGTCATTTGAACTTTTAAAGATGTGTAATCAGTTACTTTAACAAAATATGGTGGAGTTGCTGAATAATTATCTGTATAACTTACATTACCAGCGTGACTATTATTAACACCATCAGAAATAGTAAAACAAGCATCTTTACATTGTCCCGTTATTGAAATTGTTATAGGTACAATTTTATTTGAACTATCTAAAGTTATAATTAAATCTTGTATTGAGTATTTTAAACCATTACTTGGTAATTCGCTTTTAGTTGGTATGTATGGATGAGAATATGTATATCCACTTAAATTATGTGTTAAAATAACATCTCCCCCGCAATTTGAATTACTTCCTAAACAACTTGATTGTAATATAAAAGAATGTGTAGATGGATTATATGTGTATATTGATCTTTTTGCAATATCTCCAGAAGCATAAGAATATGTTACACCTGAAGGTGCTTCAATTGTTAATCCATTATCCAAATACCAAGGTCCTGTTGTGAAAGGTGAGAAATTACTAAATCCAGAATTAATATTCAAAATACCATTTATTGGTGGTAAATTAGGTGTTTTAGCTCTATATAATTTTACAACTGTTGGGCATGTTGTACAATAATAATTTGAGTTCGTAAATCCAGTACAAAATTCAGCACTTATTATTGCAGGGTCACAATCAATTTCACAATACATTTGTCCGCTCGTTCCACCTGATGTAATGATATCTAAAGTTAGTGAAATGTCATCATTTTTATTTTCATCAAAATAAAGTGTAATATATTTTGAAGTCTCAGTAGATAGCGTATTTAAATTTTCAACATCTACTAACGTATAAACACCGTTTATTTTTTGATTAATATTAATAGTAATATTTGAACCGTTATTTGAACCTGGTGTGAATGTAAATTTAAATAACTTTTTGACTTTTGGTTTTATGAAAACATAAACCGGAATTTTGTTATTTAATTGATTATAATTGAAGAAATAACTTTGTATATTTGATTTGGTACCAGCATTAGACCATGTTAAAGTTTTTTGAACTCCACAATCGTTTGTTGATGATGAGACATCACTTATTAAACAATCAACACTGAATGTACCTCCGGTTATACTCATTTTTATAAACTTTTAATTCCGTAAGTTGCCGATTTTTGACCAGGAACATGTCTTAATTTAACAGTATCAGTTATAACTGAACTATCAGATGATTTATTATATGTTTTTCTATACATTTCTTCATTACTCCCTTTATTAAATATTACAATATTCATATCTGTAGATTGATTTGGTGTGATAAATAAATTAACCCCAAACGTACCTTGAATATTTGTAACATCAAACCAAATAACTTTATTAACAGTTCCAAAATTGTTACTTATTTGTTTTATAGGTATGGTTGTATATGTTGTACTCATGTTATTTTATTTTATAAAAATGCCCCATATGTTAATGGTAATCCCGACGCACTACCATCTTGTCCTGTGGTTGTGAATATGGTTCCTCTATCGACAAATCTTGTTCGTATAATGCCGTCACAATCTATCCAATATGTGGTGGCACTAAATCCTTGATTTGCATTAAATGTTATGGTTCTACAGTTTCCTGTTGTTCCTGTTGATGATGATTCTGAACCTGACGTATCTACTGTAACCGAACTACAACTACTTCCCGTAACAACATTATTATATGCTGCAACACTAATTAGTGGATAACCTGGTGATATTGAATTGATTAATATACAATCGTTTATTGTGTACGTTCCAGTTGATGTTATGTTTTTAAATACCATTCCAGTTGTTGTTTCGTATTTAATATTTCCTATTGCTGTTACGTTAATTGTTGTCCCACTATAATATGTACCACCTGTTGTTGCAATTGAACAAGTGTCATCACTTGCAGGACATGACGCAGTAAATACCACATTAAATGGTGTAAATGTATTACCTGTTGTAGTTGAATAAACCACAACGTCTAATGTTGTTTTAGTTGTATTACTAATAAAACCTACTGTATCTGATATACTTTGATTACCTGTACCGAATGCATATGTTGTACCATAACTCTCAGCTCTATTACCGATGAATATTTCGTTGTTTGAATTTGTATTTCCACTAATACTAATTGTAATATCTACATTACCATAAGTTTGTCCTAAATCAAATTGTGTAGGTGGGTAATTAAATCCTTCAGATGCAACATTATAAACTGTGGTACCACTACAAGAAACGCTTCTAAATGTTGATGTTGCACAATTTCCTGCTAATTCAACATAACTTGAATCTGTTAATATTTTACCTTCATCAAAACTTGAAAATAAATATGGTTCTGTAACGGCACAACTTTGAGCACAAATATAATCTGTAAATGTTCCTGGATATGAAAAAGTTATATATGGTGTAACTCCACTATAAGTTCCACAAGGATAATAATATAAATAAATCTTATTATCGGTGTTACCTGATATATCGTTTAAATCACTCTGATTAATAACGATGTTATATGATGTACATTCATCACAAGGTTTTTTAATATCTTCTTTAGTAATTAATTGATTGGACGATTTTCCAGTATATGAAACATGTAGGGGGTTAATATTAATATATTGTAGTGCACGTTCTTTTGTAACTCCTTTATCTGTTGTTGGAATCGTTGTTTTTGATGTTAAAAAACCATCTTCAGCGGCTCTATTAATATCACTATCAGTTAATATTTTATTTTTGGTTATCCCTGTCCATGATAATGACATACAATGACTCTAATTTATTTTCTAATTGTTTTATTTTATTTTCCAATTGGTGTATTTTGAGAGTATGGACATCGTTATAATTGACACTCATTGGTAAATCACCAACGACTAAGTCAGAACAAGCTTCTTTAACACTTTGAGCCGAATAACCATATCTTACTTGACTATCACCTTTAAGTGTAAATTGAATCACATCTAATGTTGATAAATCTACATTTGGATTAACTGAAATAATATCTTTATATCTAATATCCGATACTTCATAATACGCCGCGGCACTTACACTACCTGTAACAGTTAATGACCCTGAAATTATTTGATTTCCTTTAAATGTATTTGAACCGGTTGTAGCAAAATCTCCATAATTTTTTATTTGTAATGAACTAGATACAATACCTGACGGAACACCTGTTATACCACCGAATGATACTTGTGATGAACCCGATACTAATGAAGGAACATTTGTTAAATTATTAAAATTAATTGAACCCGTTAATGAACTAGCATTAACTTTTCCTTCAACTAATACTGAACCAGTAAATTGATGTGTGTCATCAGATGTGTCACCAAATTTTGTTGATCCTGATGAATATAAAACAGAAGAAGATACTAATGTAACATTATATTCTTCAGCCGTAATTGTACCTTTAATTTTTACTGAACCTGTAATTTGTAAATTATTTGTTGTATAATAAAATCCAGCACCCGACACAAATAATGAATCACCTGATGTACCATTAGAACCACTAGTCCCATCTGTTCCATTGCTTCCACTAGTACCTGAAGAACCATCTGTACCATTAGAACCACTAGTACCTGAAGAACCATCTGTACCATTAGAACCACTAGTTCCTGAAGACCCATCGGTACCATTAGAACCTGATGTTCCGGAACTTCCGTCTGTACCATTACTACCTGAAGAACCATCTGTACCATTTGAACCTGAAGAACCAGAAGACCCGTCAGTACCATTAGAACCTGAAGAACCTGAGCTACCATCTGTTCCATTACTTCCACTAGTACCTGAAGAACCGTCTGTTCCATTACTACCTGAAGAACCTGAACTTCCGTCTGTACCGTTAGAACCACTAGTACCAGAACTACCATCTGTACCATTAGAACCTGATGTACCTGAACTTCCGTCTGTACCATTAGAACCACTAGTTCCTGAAGAACCATCTGTACCATTGCTTCCACTAGTTCCTGAAGAACCATCTGTACCATTGCTTCCACTAGTTCCTGAAGAACCATCTGTACCATTGCTTCCACTAGTACCTGATGAACCATCAGTACCATTAGAACCTGATGTACCTGAAGTTCCGTCTGTACCATTGGAACCTGATGAACCGTCAGTACCATTACTTCCACTAGTTCCTGAAGACCCGTCTGTTCCATTACTACCACTAGTACCTGATGAACCGTCTGTACCGTTTGAACCTGATGAACCTGATGAACCAGAAGAACCATCGGTTCCATTACTACCGCTAGTTCCTGAAGTTGCCGCGGTATATGATGTTCCGTTTATTGTTAATGAACCTGATATATTAACTGAGCCTGTAAAATTATGATTGTCATCTAATGTGTTACCAAAGTTATTTGACCCTGATACAAACATTACTGAAGAAGATATTAATGTAACATAATATTCTTTAGCTGTTAACGTACCATCTATTTGTATATTATTTTTTGTATACCAATATGAACCTGTTTCGGCAAATAATGAATCTCCTGATGTTCCAGAAGAACCGTTAGTACCGTTACTTCCTGAAGAACCATCGGTACCATTAGAACCACTCGTTCCATCCGTACCATTGCTTCCCGATGTGCCGTCTGTACCATTAGATCCACTTGTTCCAGAACTACCATCAGTACCATTAGAACCAGAAGTTCCGTCTGTTCCGTTAGAACCACTAGTTCCTGATGAACCACTAGTTCCTGATGAACCACTAGTTCCAGATGAACCTGACGAACCACTAGTTCCAGAACTTCCACTTGTTCCTGAAGAACCTGAACTACCACTAGTTCCTGATGAACCACTAGTTCCAGATGAACCTGACGAACCACTAGTTCCAGATGAACCATTAGTTCCCGATGTACCATTTGTTCCGGAAGTTCCATTTGTTCCACTAGTTCCATTAGAACCTGAAGAACCTGATGTACCATTACTTCCACCGCTAAATCCACTTAGAAAAGCTTCCCTTCTAATTTTAGATGTTGCCGTTTCACTACTATTATTTACAATTAACCATGAACCTGAGGTATCTCCCGAAAATTCGAGTAATTCACTAATTTTTTTATCTAGTCCTGCCATAGCTATTGATTAACTAATAAATATATTAGTTTTTGATTCTAATCGACATTTATGTAATTATTATTTTCACTTTGAATAGGGTCATTGTTTTCGGTATTAATTCTCATGTAACTCACTGCAGTTTCACCACAATTAACAACTTTAACCACTTGATTTGTTAAATATGGTGACTCAAAAACTATTCTAATTGTTTTTTCTTCGGCAACATCAAATGATTTTGTTACACTACCATTAATTCCAATTGGTGATGTTGTTTCGTCTCCCCAATGTACCGTAAATGATGATCCCGATATTGAAAAATCTTGTCCATCAACCACTAAAAAATCTTCTAATTCGTCTAAAACATTTTGTTCGGATATTTCTGTAGCCAATCTTCTAACACTCGTTACATTCGTTGTTCCGTCTGGATTCGTATCATTAGCCAAAATTATATTAACTAATTGATATGTTGTTGTGTTGTTAATTGTTATTGTACTACCAGTTTCAGTACAAACACTTTCATATGCGAAGTTTGCACTAATTTCATTATGTCCAATATTTTTATCAAAATCAACCATATCTCCCATTTCATCAGCCGTTGCTTCTAAAAATAATGGTAGTTGAAAATCTTCATGTATTTGGCTATTAACATGGGTTTCTATTTCTTGTTCTGTCGTACCTGTACCAACAATTAAATTCCATGTGTCTTCTGTTGGTGTATTCCATTTATAATAATAACCACCATCTACAGTTCCACCGGTTACGTTATAAACAACATAACCTGTGTCGGGTGTAAAACCTGTAACTAAAAATTCAGTGTCACCCGTCCATGGTGTTGGGTTATTATTTGAATCGTACCATGTCTTACCTGTTAATGAAACTAATTTCACTTCAGGTATTTTTTTTCTTTTAATGGTATGGTTAATTCTTTTCATTATTATTTTTTATAAGTTTCCTCCTCCGCCACCTCCACTACAAGGTGTTGAATATACATCTAAAACGTAACCAGGGGTTCCTGCACCGTTGTTTGTTATTGTACCGTCAATTTTTATTAATATTCTATTGTTACTTAAAGGTGTGCTACCGTTTGTATATGAATTTACACCAGCAGAGGTGGAAATAAAATAATTATAATCATTACCCGCACCTTCAAATAAAACTTTACTTGAATTATAAACTGGATAATTTAAAATTTCTGATATTGTAGGTGAAAACGTTTTTATTAATGTTCCAGTTGATTTACCAGGTGATGAACAGAATAATGTGGTACCTGTATATGGATCACTTAAAAAATATTCAAATATTGGTGGACAACCATTTTGTATTGCACTAAAATAATCTAAACTTGGTGCGACAGATATTTTATTTATTAATGGTGCCGGATTACTTGAGCTAATTGCAATTACTTTCCATATTGTACCAATATCTAAAAATGTTGTTACTCTATTATTTACAGCATATGTTCCTACTGTAAGACCTGTTGTATAACCAGTAGTTTGGTCCCAACAATTTTCAAGTGTGTACCAATCGTATATTGTTACGCCAGGACATGTTGTACAACCACCACCGATGACAGTAAATAGATTCGTATAAATAGTATGTGATACTTGTACATATTTTGAACCGTTTGATAAATAATAATTTCCAGTACCCATTGAATATCCGTCCGTAGATGTAAATGTTGCCGAATTACAGAATAAGGTTCCACTTCCCGTAACCCCAATTGTACTTACTTGACTACAAGCATCACTTACTGACGATGCGCTCCGACCAACAACATCACTATAATAAGTTGGTCCCGATGATGATCCACTTGGTGTTTGAGTTTGTGTTGGAGTTGGAGTTGGTGTTGGTGTTGCTACACGGGTTGCAGTTGGTGTCGGTGTAGGTGTTACATTTGAACATGTGTGATATACTATGTTAGTTGGTGCCGTTCCACCTCCTCTTTCAAAAAACATTATTGGTTTGTTTGTAAAACCAACTTCTTCACATTTTACTACACCATTGTAATAATAAACTTGATACGAATAATCTGTTTTATTAATATCAACTTGATAGTACATATCATTTTGTTCAGTAATAGTGTGACCCGTACTGTAACAATCATTTGTAAAATCTAAAATTGTACCTTCTTTTGCATTATAAAACTTTGCTGTCATAAAGAAGGTGTTACCTGTTGTTGTACCACTTAAATTAGTTTCAGTTAAAACACTTTCATCTTGGAACCAAAAGAAATACATATTTTCTTTATTACTATAATTTGATCCTCTAAAAACAGGTAAATGTATATAACCATTAAGTGGATTATAAAACATTTTCTCACCTAACGGTAATGACAAATTTTTTGCAAATATTAATTTTCTATTTTGTCTTGTTGGTGGTTCACATGTTAATATATTACTTGATACAGTTCCTGGTGTTTTAAAAAACTCTAATCTAAAAAAACTCTCAGTCGCCTGTTTTAACATATGTTCATTTTCTTGTGAACTTATACCTTGTGGGGTATAATCTTGAACATATGTTCCACCGCTTTGAAAATAAAAATAAAACCAAATATCGGTTTGTGTTACTCCACTAGACGTATATGGTTTATGAATATATCTAACCGTTTCATAATTTTCAATTGGGTTAATAATATCACTTAATATTTCAGTTTCAAATTCTTTCAAGTTTTCTTCCCAACCGAGATTTGTTTGAAAATCAGTTTCAGTATTCAATAATATATTTAAATCAGTATCTTTTCTTAATATTTTCATGTTAACAATCTGAATTACTATTTTTATTATTTACATCCATGAAATTCATTATTCCATTTGATTTATTTTTATAATATCTTTCATTTCTTAAATAGAAATTAATGTTTGCTTTAACATAATGATTTCCATTCATAAAAGGAAAATCTGTTCCGAATCCATCGGAATCAACATAACCATGGTCATATATATCTCTCCATCTCCAAACTTTATCATATGGGTCATACTTTGCATTTTCAGGTAAGTTGAAAATATCATTAGTATTTGCCGTTTCAGTATATGGTGATAATTCTCTTAATTTAATTCTATAATGTGGTTGGTATATTAATCCCATTGTATTTCCAGATGTGGCACCACTAAAACCATCTACATTCATATCTTGATTATGGTCAAATATATTTGTGGGATTTGTGATTTTATGAAATGCTTCACTAACAATTCTTTCGGTCATTTCTTTTGGATTATACTCAACAAAGGCACCATTTAATATTGAACCGATTGGTAATGTTTGACCACTTAAAAATGTAACTCCACTTTTTGTAAATCCAGAACTTGTTAAACTTGTTTCGTTTGACGTAGTTCCACTAAAATGTTCATCAATCCACGTATCGTGGAAATTAAATTTATATCCAACCTTTGGTGGATAATTAAAATATCCATTTCCATTTCTAAAAATTGCAGTAACAAAAACATTTGTTGGACTAAATCCTAAATTATTTGTTAATCCGCTTAATTTAAATGGTTCTTTAAAATCGTATAAAACAGATTCCATTCTATTTCTTTCAACCACAACATCATTTATTCCTGCACTATTTTCAAGTAACAATTTTTTCTCATCTTCAAACACTGGACTTTCAAATCCAAGTGAATCCATTATATATCCACCTGTGTTAGTTAATGTTTTATGTTTGTGAACGTAATATTTAGATGTTGAGGGAACGATATTGGTAAAATCTTTACATCTTTTACCTAACATAATTGTATTGAGTGTTGTTCCTGTTTTTATTTGTGACTTTAAAATATTAATAACATATTTTCCAGAGTCAAATGTTTCATTACCAACTGAATTAATATAAAATGTTGAACCAGTTGGGTTTGATAATCCTGTTAACGTTCCACCTGATAAAACCACGTGTTCTCCTTCGTTCATTCCATGTTCAACTGGTGATGTCAATTCATAGTATGTGTTATAATTTACAACCCTAAATGGTATACCATCTTTAGCGGTAAAACTAACTTTCGTACTACCTGTTACACCTGTTAACGTATAAACCATATTAAAATTACTATCACCACTATACACATAACTTAAATATAAATTCCAATTTTGATATGGTGCCGATATTGGTGTTATAGTTGTGTGTGCCGTTGATCCTGATTTTACTATATTTGGTGTAAAGGTCCCTATTGTATTTCCAGTTACTGGTAAATTTACTTCCCTATAAACGTCCCTTCTTAAAAATGCAAATTCATCATATGGTAAAAATCCATTGAAATTATTATCACTACCATCACCATTTAAATAAAGACTCTTCGTTAAAGGTTCATATGAACCTGTACTACCGGAATATAAATTTCTAAAAATCATTTTTAATTTTCCGTATATCTTATAATTTATACTTTCATTACGTTCTTTATAATATTGTTCATCTATATCTAATATTATATCCCTTTCACCTATTCGCATAAGTGTATCACTATTATCAAGATTTAGTTTTAATTCTAATTCTTGGTCATCCGCCTTTGCGAACTTTTTACTTGGTAATATGATTTGTTTCTTTTCCATTATTCAGCAGACGGGAACGCACCTTTTGGTCCGTATTTTTCTATTAGTTTATCTATTGCGGTTTTACCTGGTCTTAATCCAAAATAAAACAGAAATGGTGTTGATAGTATTTGTTTTGTACCATCGTAATTTGTTGATGTTGGTTTTACCATAAAATCAAGGTCGTTTGTCCATGCCTTTGATGCCCAATTACTTGTTTCTCCCGTTCTAATCCATAGTGTTCCCGTTAATGGATTATCTAATGTGCCTGTGGCAATTTCGAGTACTGTGAATCCTTCTTCTTGATTATTATAAGTTGTATGTGTTGCTCCTGTTGTTTCAATATCCGCATACACATCATTATATGTTACACCTGTATATGTAAACGTATCACCACTATATTGTTTTGTCATTGGTAATAACAAATATTTGTGTGTCGTATCTCCACTGTATTTGTAATTATAGGTCATACCTTGTAATGGTTGTAAATTACCATTTGCAGTTGAGATTGGTGTAGTATAGTCCCAATGTTGATTAACACTCGAACCAAAACCTGTACCACCTTTTTCCCACAAGTAAAATGGAACTTTTTGTGATGATTCAGTCAATCTTCCGGGTTCATTTAAACATGCCCTAACTCTATATCCTTCACCATCATCTAATACGAGATTTATTGGTAGTGGTCCTCCATCCAATAATCCAGGATATTGTTCAACATCCAACACTTGTGGATTATATGCTGCGTAATTTCTATTTTGTAAATCAAATTCTTCAATGCCAACTTCATTATTTATTGAAATTAGTTGAAGAATGTCCCCATTCATTACCGTTCCAGGTACACCGTATCCATTGTTTTCAAAAAATGAATTGTAATCACCTGTTGTATTTTGGTCTGTTGCTAAATAATCTAATTTATAATTAATATATAACCCTAACATCTCTTTAAAATTTTGATAGGATGTTGGTCCAATATCTCTAACAACCGAACAGTTTGGGTCTAATTGTGGGTCCACACATATTTCTTTTATAAATTCATCTCTTGGTCCTAAATCAACAATTGTTGTTGGGTGACCTAAACTTTCTCTACTACTTCTACTAAATGTTGTACCATTAAAATATGTAGATCTATAATAAAATCTTTTATCAGGATTTTCCACCGTACCTGCTTTAAAATAAACTAAATCTGGACAATATTTTGTTCTTCTAACATTTAAATCTAATGTTTCCTCATTATCCCATCTAACTTTTGCTTTAAATGGAAACATATATAATGAACCGGTCAACCAATTGTCAATAAATTTATAATTTGCTATACCACCACAGAACACTTTAGCAACAAGTTTTCTTCTTGCGTATTCGGTAATTGCATCAAAATTATCTCCCCAATTGGCAATTGCCGCCGCCGGTATAATTGTAAATAATCCATATCTAAATTCAGAAAATCCACTGTGTGTGCCACATGTACCACAAGGATTACTATTAACACCAGCAATAACTTGACCAACGGTTATACCTGTGGTACAAACAGTACCTAATTTTATATTTGCCGATGTTAATCCACTATATGGTGTAGATGCGTTACTAGCACAATATGTTCCATAAACAATTGATTCTTTATACACGGTAACATATTGTTGACATCCTCCTTCTAATTCACTATTTAATCCTGAAGTATTTGAACCTCCAATTAAAAATGATAGTGAATCAAATATTTCATATCCTATACTTCCTGTCGGTAATGTTTGACCTGTATAACTTAAACCCGTTGTATCATCGTAATAATATGCTGTTGTTCCTGATCCCGATATGTCATACCCATAAACACTAAGATTTCCATATTCTCCTGTATCGTTAAATTTTATAATGTATCTACCTGGATTATCAATAATATTAGTTATAGTGGTACCTGTCGTTGTGAAGATAGGTGATACGGATGCACATGTGGTTCCAGTAGTTGGAATTGATAAAAATATCCTAACACTTGATTCGTCAAAAATCTCAACCCCACATGTGGCGTATAAAGATGTATCCGTAACACCTGTTCCTGTTGCAACTTTAAGAAACGTTAATTCTGGATCTGTCGTTGTTGTTGGCAAATCATTTATATAATCTAAGTTGTCACATGTTTCACATTCAGGATATATTGCAATACCTAAACGAACAGTACCGAATCTTTGTAATGGTTCAATAACTTTAGTATCAACATCAATAATACCACCCGCCCTAAATGGATAATAATCTATCAATGTTACTTTTAAAGCACGTATGTATATGTGCCAATTATATAATGCTTGAAATGGAACAATTAAAACCTGTATAGCCGCAATGATTGTGTAATAACTTATTCTTTCGAATGTGTTCAATATTATAGCCAATAAAATTGCGAAGGTAACTGTTTGTGTCGCATGATTAATTGGAGGTGTGAGTGAATTGTTTTGACAATCGTCTTCCTCCTTTGGTGCTATTTGTGTAATCCCTAAATTACCTTCACTATAAGATCCAAAAAATGACGATACACTATAAATTTTATTATAATTAAATCTATAAAAATAATCTTGTGGGTAATATGACCCATTAACATTATTAAAAAGGATGTTATTGTTTGTTGCCCCCGTCGGATAATCATTCCAATTTGTTGACCAAGTATATGATTTATCAATTTCTGATTCCGTTGTTGCATATTCCCTAATATTTGGAATTAAATAAGAAGCTACAGTTCTAACCCTACCTAATGATTCATTTTTTGTTGATACTCTAAATCTATAACATGCGGATGTTGGTACCCCTTTATTTGGGTCGTTTGTAATTTCGTTCTCACCAAATTCGTTTGTGTAAACATATTCCATATTCATTGGAACTGAAATCATAAACGAACCACTATCATCAATATCTTCACTTGTTTCCATAAGTTCCAATATTGGTCTATTATTTTCGTCTTTTTTATTTGTAAATCTTAATATTTCAACCGTTGCTGGTTCGGTTATTAAGTTACATTTATTACCCATTCCATCTCTTAAAGTACAATTTTTATTTACAGTACTATTCCCTTGGTCAGAAAATATTGAACCTAATAAAATTGCTTTTGGTTCAATTCTTACACCTTTATCGGATAAATCAAAATCAGTTCTTGTTAAACCAATTTCACAAAAATCATTATTACCCCAAAAAGGATAAACTTCAATCGTTTTATCAAATGAAACAATTTGTGGTAACGAATTTAAATCTTCTGATGCTTTAAAAGCGTATGATGTTTTAAATTGGTCTAAACCAGCACCTTGTCTAATAAAATCATCAGGTCTTAAAGAGAAACAACCAATATCAGATAAATCAACATCAACGTGAATTGTTTGTTGTCCTAATGGAACCCCCCAAATCATAAAATCACCAGAACTATTAGTTTTAACTGTATACGAATAATAAGTTTCATACACTTCTAAAACTTCTTCTCTTGTTAAAATATCTTCTTGGTCAAAAAATGTACCGGTTGGTTCATGTCCGCCATGTTGTTTTCTTGATGGTAACAAATTGTATCTATAATTGTTACTGTCTTTGTCCCCAATTTCTGTATATGGATATAACGCAGATATAACTGGATCATTTGAATGAATTTGTAATTGTGGAACAAATAACGATACTCTGGCGTTTGGTACACCTAAACCATTGTTAACAGTAATTCTACCACATACCACACCGTAATCCGAACACATTGATGAATAAACATCCTTTTGAGTGAATCTTAATGATAGAACTTCCAAAAAATCAAAATCTTGTTTTAATTCAAGATTGACTATTTGGTCCTTCCCAATGTTTGTGGATATTCTATGCTTCTGTATCATTCTTTTAATAAATAGAAAAAAGGAGATTTTCTACTATTATAAACAAAAAACATTTTAATATGTAGTCGTTCCTAATGTTTTAGTTCTAACTCTAATATCACTATTAGGGAACCTTATTTGGAATATTTGGTTAGACTTCATAAAAATGGTCATATCTGACTGTAAAATTTCCTTGGTTAAAGTGTCTTTATATGCCATTGCAGTTTCCGATGATGAATATAACCCACCAATCTTATTATATGCCCTGATATCGATTACATTCACTACACCAGGTATTTGACCAATATGTCTAATTAAATCTCCAACAAATAATGGGTCACCCATTTTTCTTTTAGAATTATCAAAGAAATCTATGGTATCGTTAATTGCTGTTTTAATGACATCTGTCGGGTTTTCGTTTTTATCGATGACAATATCCATTTCCAATGATAAGTCAATAACTTCCCCACTTGCAATGTCAATATAGTCATTTATCATTCTATATTCAGAAAGATATTCAATTATATTACTTTTTAATGTATTTGAAACTGTATCAGATAAATTACCATTATCGTCATAAGATAAAATTTTAATTTTTACCTTATTATCTTCTTCAATGACATTCACTTTTGCTGGTGCTCCGAATGTTGCTGGCATCAACTCAATTATTGATTTATAATCGTTCAATGTTACCGCTCTATTTTGTGCGGCAAAGTTAAAAGAAATCATGTTTCTTAATTCTTCAATTGTTGGTTGGTCCGCACCACCGACAGCAGGTGTTATATTTGTAACTCTCATAGATTGAGTCACTTGTGTGTTAATAGAAGATATAGGTCCGTTAACGTCCAATTCCATATTATCAATACTCGTGATAACATTCACACCTAAATTGGAATCTTTACCTCCACCAACTCTGTATTTTATGAATAAGGTTGTACTTGATTTTGGTATTGCACCCAATGACATATTATTAAGATAGGTTGAAAGGTTAACTTTCATTGTACCATTCATATGACTATCTAAATTATCTAATGGGTCAACATTACCTGAACCGAATGTAACTGAAAAATATCCTTCTGGTGTGTATTCAGTTATGAATTTATTTGTAACGGTTTTATTGGTTCCCGCCTTAAAATTATTTTTATCCGATACTGCGGTTGGGTCTGGAACAAAAACTTTATCCTGTACCAAACTTTTAACTTCATACCATTTATTTGTTAAATCACTAAATTCATTTGAGGTAGGATTTGCACCAAAGTTAGTACCATCTTTATGTATGATACTACTAACACCTAACACATCTTGTTCAGGTAAATATAATTTTAAAAATGGCTTTTGGTCTAATGATGTAATTACTCTCCTATATATTCTTGTAACTCCATTAACTACCGCCTCTCTTTTTGTGATTGTATAAGACACTAATTGATTATTAGCATTAAAATTTGGTATTTTTAATCTATTTGGTTCACCTTTACTATTAAATGGATTTGAAAAATCTACATCCTCTACTGTTTCAAAAATTTGTCCTCCTCCCGATACTTGTGTTCCTGATCTCATAATTCCCAAATATCTTTCATCTTCTTTATCACCTCTAACCGGAACATTCATTGAAAAGTCACATAACGCAACTGAAGGTCTTTTACATGGTATTTTCATACCATAAGTTTTCGCAATATGAAATAACGATTGTCTTTGTTGAGCAAAATCTAACATTGTTTCTTGCCAAACTCTATCTATATGAAAGTGTAGGTTATCTGCAACCGCAGCATTTAAATCTAATAATACTGAAAATATTGATGCGTCGTTGGTGTTCTTAACCAAGTCAGGATAATATTGTGTGGTTAGATTTACTAACTCTTCCCTTAAACCCGCAAAATCTCTTGTTGCGTATGATATTTTTTTACTCATCTTAAATGTTTAGTATTATAAAATCCGAAGACGTAAATGCTCCGTTATTTACTGTATATTCAATTTTAACTACAGCCGTATGTGGTTTTTCAGAATGACTAGAAACCCTAAAAAGTCTATTATCTTCATTTTCTTGTAGTGAATTAATTTGGTCTGGGTCGTCTTCTGCTGAAACCACTACTATTGAGGTTAAATCCAAATTAGGGATATATTTTTTTACAGAATCACGAATTTCACTTTCAATTAATCCAAATGTAACAGCGTCGTTTTGGTCAAAGATGTATTGATACAATCTAGTACCAAAATCAGGTAGAAAATATCTACTACCCTTCTTTGTCAATAGGAGGTGTATTAAATCCGCTCTAATCTCTCTTTCGGGAGTACCAGTCATCTTTAAAAACTTTCCTTCTAAACTATCCCTAAATGGGAAATCTATTCCATAGGTTGCTGCCATATTCAATAAATATAAACAATACGAAAATGGTTATGTATCTTCTTTTATTTTTGTGTTTCCCTTTTGATATGGGGGTAAGTAAGGGCATCCTGAACATCCGTTACCACAACAGTACCCTCTCTTTAATAAAAAAAGAGAAGTCAGAACCATAAGCCCTGACTTCTCATCTATGTAATAATCTACCCCTTCTACCATTAATTAATTCTTGTTATATCGCAAGAACCATCAGTTCCACTACAGGCTTGAGCTGCAAAGTCACTAATATCTTTATATTGAGGTTTATTTAAGATTTCACCAAAATTAACTTCTTTGAATTGACGGGTAACGGTTTCCCACTTATAAAATAAATGAACGTCTTTTAAACAATAAACCATTTTCTTCATATCATTCTTAAAGTAGTTTTTAGCAAATTTCTTCGCTCTTGACAACCAATATTCTTTTAATAGAACTTGTTCTCTAGTCCCTGTTAATTGAATACTTCTATCTAATAACGTATCACAAGCCAACCATAAGTTTTGATTGAAGTAATGTAATCCATCAATAATTAATCCTGAAGCTAAAATTGAACCTTTACCATATTGTTCAATAATGTCTTCCAAATTCAATACCGAAGTGAATGGTGCTTGATTAAAATCTTTATCTCCGTAATCAGACATAAAACTTACCGCTGTGAAGAAATCTCTTTCTTCCCAAATGTAATCAACAATTGCGTCTTTGTCATCTATAATAACGGTACAAGATGTATTATGATTAACTCCTTTGTAAGCACATAATTCGTGATTAGTTCCGGCATTTACCCAATGTTGTTGAACTAACTTAATTAATTCAAGATGTTTAATTCCTTTCATGTCCTTTTTGAATAAACCAACTTTTGGATTTTCAACAGGAACAAAAACAACGTAATCTGATTTAGTTGATGACCATACACTTTCTTCTAATAAGAATCCCATATTATCAACTAACCAATTTGCTGTGTTACTTTCTTTATTCAATTGCATAATACGGAAATACTTTTCAGAGTGTTCAGGATGAATACCTGAAGCAGTTCCTAATACGACTGACGCATTACCTGAAGGTTTAACACAAGTAGTTCTTGCTGCTTGGTTAATACCAATTACCGCAGCAACTTCTTTATTTGTGTCTTTTACCATTTGAGCACCTTCTTCTAATAATTCTGCGTTGAACAATTTTGGATTGTTCATCCAACCTGTAATACTAACACCTAACAACGCTTCTCTTTCAAAAATCTTTCTACTTGTTTCACCTAAATAAGGGAAACTTGTATATCCCGCTTGTAGTGTACCTAAGATAGATGCATCTTTACATGCCTTTAAAAATTTATCTTTAGTAGTTGCCTTCTCCGCATTAATTTCTGTTAAGTTACAACCTTGAATACCAAATTTTTCTTTATTGTTTTTAACATATTCTTCAACATCATCATATTTGATTTTAGAAAAATCCACAGTATCTAATACTGGTATTTTTAAGATTTCAAAACATGGATTGAACATATCAAACCAACTGTTTGCAAATACAAATCCAATGTCATTAGCCCCATCATTAAGTTGTACCAAGTAATTAAATTGTTCTTTTTGAACTTCACTTCTTAATAACAAAACTGAGTTATTACTACGACCTCTTTGTGGGTTTTCCATTCTCCAATTACCTGTCTTTGCATGAATCATTTCAGTATCGTTAGGGTCAACAATCATATTCAACGCTGAACGTCTAACCCCACCTGATAATACAGCGTCAGCTGAATGACAAATAATATCAAACGCTAAAATTGGTCTGATTTTATTTCCTTCATTAGTTAACCATTTTTCAAGTAATTGTTCAATTTTTTCTAAAGATTGTTTTAATCCTTCAGGGCCAGGTGCTTTAAATCCACCACTAATAAATGCGCCCTTTTCTCTGATTTGTGAATAATCAAATTTTACTTCATATCCAGCAAATTCAGGGAAAGGTTGTTCATCAACAAAATATGACGACATAATAACTCCTAACGAATTTGCCCATCCTTCAATACTATCTTCAATTACATATGTTTTAGTACCTAAAGTTCTTTTTTGAATTTTACTTAAATTATTAACAAATGGAATTGATAGTCCTCCGCCGAACCCACAACCAGATAAGGCAAGATAAAATATCTCTTGGAATACTCTATTACGAGCAATGTGTCCTGATGTACAGTTAAACATTCTCGTATTGTGTTTCATTATTTGTTCATATCTATATTGTAAATTTCTTTGTGATGCTAATACCGCCTGATCTTTCATACTTTCTAATGCCGACTCTAAATACGGTTCCACCGTTTTTTTATAGTTCACATATTTTTTTCTGTGTCCATCTATGATATTTTCACAAGCATCTTCCCATGTTTCATATCTTCCTTTATCTTCCAACCATTTGAAATAGTCCGAGTGTAACTTCAAGTCACTCAGAAATTTTTTACCTTTCTGCATTTCTAAACTTTGTTTTTTTATTTACTTATTATTTGTGTCTTCTTCTCTTGTGCCTTTTTGTAAACTTCGGCAACTCTATTAGCTCTTTTTAGTACCTCATCTTGTTCATGACCTAATAAGGTATTTTGTGATTCCGTATCAATAATTAAAAATTCATTATTAAATTTACAATTTTGAAATACAACACCATCTTTACCAATACGTGATTTCAATAATGTAAGTGTTGCCAAATTATGTTCCTTTTGTTCTAATGTTTTACCAATAGATAATATAACGTGAGCAATTTGAGCTTTCTTAATTGAACCTCCCATTTGGTCACCAGTTACAACTTCACTTGAAATAGATTCACGGTTACCTTGTGTTGCCGTCCATATTGCCATTTCAAATTCACCTGTCATAGATTCTAAACTTCTCATAACCGAACCTTCTCCTTTCCATTCTTCACCATTTGTTGATTTGTCAGATGAAATACAATCAACATAATCTAATACTAATAAATCCACTTTAATTCCATCTGAATTCATTTTTCTGATTTTATTTTTAATTTCAGAAACAGTTACATTATCACTCGCTAATTTCAATAATTTCAAACTTCCTTTTGATCTTGTTTGAGCCTCTTCAACTTTTTCTTTAACCATGTCTTTAAATTCTGGTTGTTGGTCTGGTGCAATTTCTGACCAAATAGTATAATGTTTTCTTTTGATATTACCTGGATTGTCTTCAAAAAATATTTGAACGACGTTATATCCTAAGTTATACGCAGTATTTGCAAACTTGGTAAGTAAAGTAGTTTTACCAGTACCAGTAGGTGCTAATACAACCCCTAATTCTCCTATCCCCAACCCACCTTTAAGTAAGTTGTCAATCCCAACAATACCTGTCGGTAATGGGTGTCTAAAGTCCTGTTCTAACGCCGCATCAATATCGTGGAATACATCAGTTGTTTCATCATTAGAAATACCAACTTGTAATGCTTTTTGAATAATTTCTTCAATCTTATTATATGCTTCAAATTCACCACTTTCAATAATACTCTGTACGTTTTTTAACTCTCTTTTCAGGTTTTGTTGTTTACAGAAATTAAGTGCAGTATCTTTTACATATTCAATTTGTGATTCATTATTTTTAATCGCCTCTAATGTATCTACGTGAACTTTGGAAGAATCTTTGTTACCACCTTCAGCCATAATTTTCTGCGCTAATGTGTTGTAATCGGGAATTTTATTATATGCCTTATATAATTCCTTCGTATTTTCCATTATAAATTTAAATGAACTGTTATCAAAAAATTTACTTTCTAATACATCAATAATGGTCTCACCATATTTCTTATCTTCAATAATCGCTTTTATTAGGGATTGTTGAAACGAAAATCCCAAATACCCAAAATTCCTTTCTTCCATGTTTTGTTTTTATATATGTTTTAAATTATAGCTCGTGTTGTAGATATTTCGTCTCTAATTCTTCGGTTGATAAAATGTCAGTTAAATCTGACAAAATTGTTTTCAATCTCGGACGAATGTCTACCGTATATCTTACTTTTGGATGGTAATAATATGCGGGGAATATCCTTTGAATAAATACATCGTCACCCAACTTAATTTCCATTAAAAAATGTTCTTTTTCTTTGGTTTCATCACTTTCCACAGAGTCCATATTGAGGATATAGTTTTGATTCTCACATAGGTAGTTGGAACTTTTTATTTTCAAATCGTGTGAAATATCTTCACAAATATTTTTTATATAGTAGTGAAGGTCCATTGAACATCTTGCTTGGTCAACGTGGTCTCTCACATTAAAAAATCTTTGACACACAATGTGTCCTTCTAAAGACAAAAGAAATTCAAATTTCGTAATGTTGTCTTGGTTTTGGTAATCTCTACTCATTGGTTTTTACTTTAATTGTTTTTGTTTTTATTTTTTTCTTTTCTTGTTAAACGTAAGAATGGATTTAAAAATTTTGTCCATGCGTCATCTGATTTTGGTAACATATTAAACAGTCCATCGTCCATCATCATTTTCATCGCGTTTTTATAAGATCTTCCTTCTTGGTCTAATGACTCATTTATTAGAAGGTCAATGTTTTCTTTTGCCTCATCACTTAAAAAAGGTTCATCCAAACTCACGATACGATTGTTTACGTCAAAGAACTCTTCCCCAAATACTCCGTGTTTAGTAACACCTGTTAGTAAATTTGTAATTAATTTGTTGTGTTTGTCTTGTTCAAAAAGAAGTTCACTCCTTTCTTTAACTTGTTGAACGGAGATTGATTCGGTTCTAAGTTCAGGGAAAAAAGATAGAAATCTTTTAACACCCATTCCTTTAATTCCTGCAATGTTGTCTGACGAATCACCACATATCATCTTAACCAACCTAACGTTTTCAATTAAGATGTCTTCTTTGTCATAAACTATCGTATCATTTTGTTTGTATAACTTTCCGTGAGACGGATTGTAAATTTGTGTGTTTTCTGAAACCAATTGGGTAAGGTCTCCATCCGAAGAATAAATTATTTTATTTTCATTTGGTGAGTTTTGTGTGTAATAAGCAATGTTATCGTCTGTCTCACAAAATTCATATTCACCCTGTCTTACATATAATTCCTCAAGATATTGTTTAACTCTATCTCTTTGAGAGAGATAAGATTGTAATTCTTCTTCCGACCTTAATCTTGAACGTCGGTTTTCCTTGTAATGAATGTATATTTTCTTTCGGTTTTGTGAACCTTCATGACCGTCCCAAAATACTACAATCTTATCTAAATGGTAGTACTCAAACGCTCTCCTAAGAGTATTAAGGAAATGATATATTCCCCCAACATGTTGTCCTTTATGAAAAGCATTTTTGACACCGTAGAAACCAATTGTGAGTAGATTGTCTCCATCAACAAGTAAAACCGACATTTAAAATAATTTATAGATCACTTTCTTCTGTTACAACTTCTACATCTACGATGTCTGTAACATTAACACCTAACATCTTACTGATGTAATCACCACTTTCTTTTTTATATTCCTCGATAGATTTCTTCTCTTCAACATCTTCTCTACCTGGCATAAATCCGTGTGATGTAACCAAGATACGTCCATCCTCATATCCTAAACCATTGATGTGGTTTTTCATAATTGAGATTTTTGTTCTTGTTGCTATTTTAACTTTTCTCTTATCTTTAGTGATGGAGATTTTAGTTGTACCCGCACCTTTTTGATTACCAAATAAGAATACAATACTTGAGTTTAACCAAATCGCTTCACCACCTTTTGCTTTAATCTTTGGTTGTCCAAAAGGATTATCAGGTAATTCTACCCAAGGTTGGTTAACAATGATTAATGTGTTTGTATAAGGTTTATCTGTCCTTCTTGAACCTGAGATACGTTGATTGATACCCATTCCAATTTTGTCAGCTAATACTGACGCATTGTGTTGTTTACCACCTTTACCATCATAAGTCATCTTACATGGAACTGAACCAACCGAATCCCAAAGAATTAATAAATCGTGAGGTAAATCTCCTTTTTCTTGTGCATCTAATAGTTCATTTATATATTCTGTAATTTGTTCAATATACTCAAAATCACTATTAAAAAGGTAGTCTCCGTCTTTATTAAACCCCATCAATTCGGCGTGGTCCCAACTCCATTTTTGTTCTGTGATGACAAATACAGGAACAACTCCTTTCTTTTGTGCATCCACAGCCGCCTTTACTAATGCCGTAGTTTTACCCGTATCACTATGTCCTAATAACATATTGATGTGTCCCATTGCAGGACCTGGAATACCACAAGCATCCAAGAAAGCATCACCCAAATCGAAGAAACGGTCTGGTTTATATTCTGCCTCTTTTGAGAATTTCTTTTTGATTGCCGAAAAGTCTGTTTTTTTAATACCTACCATGTTTTTGTTTTTAAAAATA